AATAGGCTCGGTAACAGAATGTATCTGCTCCGAGCCTTTGTCTTTTATGGCGTTATAACTGTTCCTCAATTTCTGCTCCGTTTTTAAACTTGAACACAAGTCTTTCATCCTCATATACAGTAACTATATCAATAACCGAATTCCATAGCTTTTCATTAAATTCAATCGGAAGGTCATCAAGCTCTGAAACCTCAAACATAAAACCGCTGATGATGTCTGCCTTTAACTGGCGTTGCTCCATTGTTTTTCGGAGCTTTTTATACTCGGCTTTTGCCTTATTGAATCGGACGGTGTATCCGTCATACCTTGAAATGTATTCATCTTGGTTCATGGGCGAGGCTGCGTTTTCATTTATAAGCTGAACGATTTCCCATTCCTCCGGGTCGATAATTGCCGGATGGCTTTCTTCAACCTTGTATTGCGGAACCATCACCTTCGTTTACCTTCATCTTCTTTTGAAGGAAATCCACAGTGAACTTCTTCTGAAGAATAGCCGAACCCTTGTATTTCTTGTTGGTCAGTATACTTTCAATGGTCGTTGTTCTCCATGTTACCTTTCCGCTTGGTGAAGGAATATTTTCTTGCATCAGGTGTTTTGCTATGTAGTTTACGGTTTTGCCGTCCATAAACATTTTGTATATAAGACGAATTATTTCGGCTTCCTCCGGAACAATTTCAGGTAGTCCATTTTCACACTTTTTGTAACCCAGGAACTGTTTGTATGGCAGATTAACCTTGCCATCTGCAAATCTCTTTCTTTGTCCCCATGTTACATTTTCGGATATGGAACGGCTTTATTCTTGTGCAAGAGATGACATAATGGTTATAAGAAGCTCACCTTTGCTGTCAAGGGTGTAAATGTTTTCCTTTTCAAAATATACCTCGACACCCTTTTCTTTTAGCTTTCGTACCGTAACAAGGCTGTCTACGGTATTTCTTGCAAAACGGCTGACCGATTTTGTTACGATGAGGTCTATCTTGCCATCCAGTGCATCCCGAACCATCTGATTAAAGCCTTCTCGCTTTTTGGTATTTGTAGCTGAGATTCCTTCATCGGTATACACATTCACAAATTCCCATTCAGGCTTTGAACGGATGTACCGAGTGTAATAATCGACCTGTGCTTCATAGCTTGTTTGCTGCTCCTCACTGTCGGTTGAAACACGGGCATAACCTGCAACACGTCTTTTTGCATTTGATTCAAAGGTCATTTTTGTAACAGGATTTATTTTTTGTGGTATAACCGTTACTGTTCTTGACATAGTGCGTCACCTCTCTTTCTTGATAGTGTTTGTTGTCTTGCAGCTTCCTTCATTTCGGCTGTCCAGCTGTCCCTTCTTGATGGCTGCTCCCATGTGGTTGTAATTTCGGATTTATCTTCAAATATAAAATGTAATCGGTTATTTGGCAACACCGTGATTTCGAAGATATCTTTTTCAAAGGATGCTGCAAATTCTTTTAATACACTGTCCGGCACTTGCTTTGCCGGGCATTTTTCTTTGCCCTGGTTGTGAAATACATGACATCTCCATACATATTTCTTGTAGTTTTTCTTGCGTACATATCGGCTTCCGCATATTCCGCAAAACACCATGCCTTGGAAATCATACTCCTTTGGCGTATTGGGAAAGGATGGCTTTGCATCGAATTTTGCTTTGACTTCATCAAATACCTCTTTTGAAATAATACCTTCGTGCGAGCCTTCAACATAATACTGCGGAAGCTCGCCTTTGTTTACAGCATCCTTCTTTGTTAAATGGTCTTTTGTATAGAACTTTTGTAAAAGCATATTGCCTATGTATTTTTCATTCTTTAAGATACTAACAATTGTTCTCGAAACCCATTCGTTTCCGCTCGGTGAAGGAATGCCGAGAGAATTAAGATGATTGGCAATGGTAATGCTTCCGATGCCGGATAAATACATTTCAAATATTTGCTTTACCATCTTTGCTTCCGGCTCGTATACAGTGATGCTTTTGTTTATGCACCTATAGCCGTAAAGAGCGAAGGTGTTCGGTATTCCTTGTTCAAAGTTCTTTCTGATTCTCCATTTTTGATTTTCACTTGCAGAAAGGCTTTCTTCCTGGGCGTAGGATGCAAGGATAGTAAGCATCATTTCACCGTCTGCACTTAAGGTGTGAATATTCTGTTCTTCAAAATACACATCCACACCAAGACTTTTAAGCTCACGGACGGTTTCTAAAAGTGTAACGGTGTTTCGTGCAAATCTTGAAATTGATTTTGTAATCACAAGGTCAATCTTTCCGTTTTGGCAATCTGTTAGCATTCTTTGAAAGTTCTCTCTTGAATCCTTTGTTCCGGTTTTAGCCTCGTCAGCGTAAACACCGCAATAAGTCCATTCGCTGTTAGCTTGGATTAAGCTGCTGTAATAGCTTACCTGTGCCGAAAGGGAATGCAGCATTGCATCCTTACCGCTTGACACTCTGGTATACGCTGCAACCCTGATGGCTTTCGGAACCTCTAATGCTTTAAAGGTTATCTTTTCAACTGTTCTCATTTTTCTCCTCCTTAATGATTGTGCATCGGTCATAGCCGTATACAATACTTAACGAACTGCCGTTATCCCATCGTACCATAATGCTGCCGATGTCATCGACTCCTTTTACAGTACCTGATGTTCCAACGGGCGGTGCCTGAATATCATCCATATATTCAAGCTTTACTCTTGTGCTGGGAGTATATATTTTTCTCATATACTCCAACTGTTCTTTGCTGATTGTTTTCATTGAAACAACCTCCTTTGTATCAATATCAGGTACTATATATCACTCTAAAAGAAGGAAAAGTCAACGATTATGAAGCAAATATACTGCACGAATTAAAGCCATATTTTTTGTCTATAATTTTACACATTTCAGCTTTATCTTTCAATGTAAAAATTTCCTGAGTTACAAGGCTGTCAATGGCTGCGATGGCTGTTTTGTATCTTATCATATTTTCAGTGTTGTATTTGTCAGGCTGTTTTTGTGTCATCGGTTGCTCCCTTCTTTCGTTTGTTATTCCAGTATGAGCTACGGCATTTGTCCGAACAGAAGCGTTTTAGCTTTCTGCCGTCATTTTGAAGCACAGGCTTTCCGCAACACTCGCAAATCGTGGTGTTAGGTATTTCCGGGTGTCTTCTAATATGTGATTTTACAGTGTTTACGGATATGCCAAGCACAGTGGCTATGTAGGTTGGCTTGTGTGCTTGTAATCTCATACTGTTAAGCTTATCAAGCTGTTGTTTGTACATTTTAATCTCCTTTCGTAGTGGAATGGAGAGTAGCGTGGTGCCACTCTCCAATATGACTTAATTTGCTACCTGTATAGACTTTATCGCTTCGGGCAAAACAAGCTTTGCATCCACACGCTCACTTGTTATGTATGCAACCTGCCCCTTGTCTGCATATTTTTCTACGAGTCTTTTGACGGTACGCTTGCCACGGTCTCCGATTCTGAAATACTTAAAGTCACCGAAGAAGAGAGGTGTGTGCTCCTGTCCCATTAAGTTTAATGCGGTTGTAGTGTATACCGGGTATCCTAAAAATCTATCCGGAAATCCTTTTGCAAGAGCTTTTTCCCAAGTTCAATTACCACGATATATTGCCAGTTTTCTCAGCTTGCATTCCATTTCCTCAGACATCACAAATACAGCATTTTTTCTGTATGGAGTATTTAGGGAATGGATAAGGTCAATAACATCGTCAATGGTAACATCCGAAATTGTGTCAACCCGTCCGGCAACTTCTGCTTGATATGAAAGACCGATAGGTTTTCCGTTTCCGTCACCATTGAAGAAGGCTTCTTCTTCGGTTTTGGCAATGCTTTTTACTGATGTCTGTAATATGTATTTTTCCACATCAAAGGCAGCATCCTCAAGCATTTCTTCGGATACCACTGTTTTACGAACCAGTTTATATGCACCGAGCTTGATTTCTCCGTATGTAACATCACTTATGGGATCGCCATTGCCTTCTTGCACCCAAGTCGCCTCCGGGTGACCAATTACAACCGGGATTTTCATATCGTTTGTGGTTTTAATGGTTGTGTCGAGCTTCCTAAGTATGTTTTCGGCTTCAAGGCATTCCACAATTTTCTTTTCATAGGTGTCCGGAACCAGGAAACCGCCGGAACCATCACTACCTCTTTTTACCGAGTTTGTGGGGATTCCGGTATGTAATATCTCTCGGAATGTTTTAGCATATGCAATCTCTTGCTTTTCGGACTCATATGCCTTGTTTTGTTTCTTTTCCTTATCCGATGCTGACAAGGCTTCCAGACGGTTCATTAATTCTTCAACCGTCATTCTTTTTGTTCTTTTCATAGTAAAATTCCTCCTATTGTTTGATTTTGGGTTAATTACCCCTTTGATTTCGCGTTTTTGTGTACGAAGAGGGGCGCCCGTTGTTCAGCGGAATAGCCGTAGAGATCTGAACGCCCCTACCCGGTGTGAAATTATAAATATTTTGCATTGTACATCGTTGCTCTGTTTATGTTGTGGTTGCGATAAAGGTTGCAGGTATATATGTAGAGCTTGTCAACTTCAATGCCTATATTATCGAAGGGAATACCACGTACACATTTAACCATAATCCTTTTATCGTACCACAGATATATGTTTGCCCTTTTGCGCTTACTTGTTGTGTGGGTGTTGCTGATTTCCACGTCAAAGCCGTTCTTAAAATCACGGTATATAACACGCTCAAGGTCGATGGTTTTAATGCTGTATTCAGCACCGAGTCTTTTGCATAAAGCATTTTGTGCGGTATCGCAGGTTGACATTTATGTCACCTCCTTTCATCTGTCGCAGTATGTCGCAGATTATATAGGTTGGTTTAAAAATATGTTTCTTTATAGAGAGCTCATATTTTTCTTGCGACATATTGCGACAATACATTAATAAACTCACTTACTAGCTTGTAGCCTATAAGCATTGTTGTCTCACTACCGCCTGCCTTCGGTCTTTTTCTGACAACGTTTCCGAAGGTCATAATCGATTGCTTAAAGTTTCTCATGCTTTCGGTATGATGACCGTGGTTAACACACCAAATTTTATATCTTTCGTATACTGCGAATGTGCGCTCCTCTGCATTAGCATCAGGTATAAGCTCATCCTCGGCAAACTGTGTGATTTTGTCGCTGTCATGCTGATATGCAAGTGTGGCATTTTTTACAGACAAAGGTGGTGTTAACCCTTCGTGCATAAGTTCTTGATAGCCTTGCACCAACCAGTTAAGAATGGCACTTTGGTTTTCCGGCTTTTAAAATTCTGCTTTCAAGGGTTTATCCTGTTCCAACTCGGAAAAATGTCTGTCGAACGGGATAATGATTACTCGTCCGCTGCTAAAAAGAGTCATGTCATTTATAACGGGCAGATAATTAGTGTTGATATACAGCTTGAACTGCGGTCGAAAGTCAAAGCTGTTTTCGTGAAGAAACCGTGCATTTAATGTGTCATTGCCGGTCATACTTTTTACTTGTGCCGCATTTAACACAAGTCCTTTGCCGGGTTCGGAGATATTTGCAAATCGGATGCCGGCAAGTCTTGCGATATCCTCACTGGGTGTTTGGCTGTTGGTGTGCTGTTTTTTGCTAATTGTTTCAGGCTTTGCGGTACATCCGTAGCCATCTAAAATTTTCAGGACACTTTCGCAGAGTGTTCCTTTTCCGTTTCGGTTTGTTGCTCCGTAAAGAATAAACAGACATTCGTATCGGGTATCACCGCTAATGCTGTAACCTAAAGCCTTTTGAAGGAATTTAGCTTTTCCATATCATCATTTGTAATTTCGTTTATAAATAAAGTAAAGCGGTCGCATTTTGCTTGCGGATTATATGCAACCTCGGAAATCTTGGTCAGCTTATCTTCTGCGCTATGTGGGGTAAACTCCATGGTGTCAAGATGGAGTGTTCCGTTCAGACAGTTGAATGCGTATTTATCACAATCAAATTCCTTAATTGAAACCGGGTATATGCTTTGGGCGTCCTTGAGGATTGTTTCTCTTGTTCGTCTGCTTTGCCACTTTGAGCAGTATCTTAAAAAGTCCTGACGTCTACGCTCATCATGTATTGAAATGGCATATGTCAGTAGTGCGTCGGCAAGCTCCTTGCAAAGCTCCATAGTCTGAAGATTCCCGGCATCGGCTGACCAGATGCCTTTATCATAGCAATACCAGGATTTTCTATCCGGAACATAACGTGCTATAGCTTTATAGCAATCGGCAAATAATCTACCGTTACCGATATCTGTCCAGGAGTACCGATTATTATTTTCGGGTTCGGCATCAATTAAGAAGCTACGCACGCTGTCAAAGTCATTTTCTGCTGATGACGGAATGAAGGGAGTATAAAATTCTGAAGTGTTTAATACTGCATTTTCAAGAGTTGCAGTTCGGTAGTCTTCACGGTCCCATTTGTCTCGCATAAGCTTTGACATTCTGAAAAGTCTGTCCATTTGCTCGGTGTCACCACCACACCAAAATGCAAGGATGTTACAAAGTGCCTGGTCTACTTCGCTATGACTTTTGCCGTCGGGAATATTACCGCTCCAAAGTGCGGTAAAATTTTCGCCCTGTTTTGATGAGGAAGCTTTACTGATAACGGAGCTATCCGACAGATAACTCCCCGGAGCATTAACGTTGTTAATTTCTATGTTCGGCTTTACCATATATTTTTCCAAAACCCTCATAAGCTCTGCATCTCGCTTGGATACATCGTTCTCGTTTAAAGCGTTACCCGTAATGGTAACAAACCTATTTGTGTATCCTGAAACATATATCTCAAGCCCAAGCTTTCTGTTATTGATATAGTAGCGCTTCTTATCATAGGAAAGATTGCTTACCTTGAAGATTATACGGACACCGGTGCCGGACGGACTATATTCGGTATAGGAGTTCATTTCTTTTGTAATGTCCTTTGCTGTTTCGGACAAGCTTCCGTTCTTTATACAATGGTCAATGTCTATAGCGCAGAAGCCATCAAAGATTCCTATACCAATACCGTCATAGCCGTCAAAACTGCCTACAACAGATTTATAATCTGCAAAAGACCTTTTGTCTGTAGCCTTTGCTTTGCATCCGTTTATTTGATACGGTACCTTTCCGTTTGACTCATACTTCCATAAACAAAACCCGGCTTTTTCTTTAAGCTCGGTTGGTAGTTTCTCGTACATTTTTAAATCACCTCCTTATGTTGTTTTTTAGGTTGCTTATTCATTTGTGGAGTTTTTCCTTAACCAATCCTTATATGCCTCAACCGGGATGAGGATTCGTGTTCCGATTTTTATTGTCGGAAAGTCGGACTTTTTAACAAGCTCGTATGCTTTCGGTAGGCTTATGCCCATATGTGCAGATAATTCCTGAACACTCATTGTTGATTTTTCCATAATGATTAACTCCTTTCATATGTATTTTGAATTTTGTCCACCTACAACACAGAACCAAGTTGCCTATTCTTGGCTGTTCGGCTGCCGACCCGCGCTCCGGAAAAACAATCGTGGCACAGTTTCGGCAGTATATCTGCGAGGGTGGTCAGATTGTCAAGGTATAGTATCTCACAGAAAGTGAGATTGCTCTTTATATAATACAACGTTTAGTTATCCTTGTCAATAGAAAATCTCACATTTTGTTAAATTTTTCTTTATATTGTATTCTATTTAGTGAGAAAAGTGTTGACAAAACTCACTTTCTGTGATATTATTTTATAGAGGTGATAGTATGTTCGCTAACAGATTGAAAGAAATTAGAAAAGAAAAAAATATGACACAGGTGCAGTTGGCTGAAGCTCTGGGAGTTTCAAAAGGAACGGTTGCTATGTGGGAAATCGGGAAAAGACAACCAAACTTTGAAACACTTAATGCACTTTCGGACATATTTGATAAAAGGATAGATTATATTTTGGGGTATTCTAATGATTCTTCATCTGTCCAAATGACTGAATCTGAAATTGAACAGCTTGGTGTTTGGGAAACCGAAGAAAACTTCTATGAAACTATAATGGCTTATTTGCGTTTGGATGAGTTCGGAAAGCACGCAGTGGAAAGTGTTATTAAAGCTGAAGTTTCAAGATGCAGAGAACATGAGTCGCTCTTCCCGGAAGAAAACTTTATGCTCTCTCTGCGGATAAGGAATAAATAGTATGATAATTAGATAATTAGAAATTCTTATTTTATATCCTTTGTATGAATTAAATAAGATTTGATATAATATGTTGAAAAATTCACGAATTCGTGATATAATGTATGTAGTTCTAATGCGGAGGTGTAGAAATGGCAGTATGTTATAAAAAGCTGTTTCATCTGTTAATAGAAAAAGATATGACAAATTCGCAACTACAACAGCAATGTGGTTTCAGCGCAAATATTATTACTCGTTTAAAAAGAAATAACTATGTTTCATTAGAAACAATTGAGAATATTTGCAACACATTGAATTGTAATGTTGATGATATTTTGGAGTTCTATACAGATAAATAAAACCGCATAAGAATTATAAGGTAGACCAACGATCCGGCGTCTGTCGGTGCTAACATATTAAGGTCTACAAAAAATAAGCGAGAGGACCAATATGACGGTCAGAGGAGGGCTTTATGCAAAAGACTATTTGCGAATTATTCGCAGGAGTCGGTGGATTTCGTGTGGGATTTGACCGACTTGAATCAGGTTGGAAAACTACTTGGTTTTCACAATGGGAACCGGGAGCAAGAACACAGTGGGCTCATGATTGTTACATACAACATTTTGGAGACAGTCTTGACATTAATGGAGAAAATCACACTGATGAAGATATCAGTACAGTACAGAAGGAAATGATTCCTGACCATACGCTTTTGGTGGGTGGATTTCCATGTCAAGATTACAGTGTTGCTCATTCATTGGCTTCATCAAAAGGTATTGAAGGAAAAAAAGGTGTGTTATGGTGGCAAATAAGAGATACTCTTATTGCAAAAAAAGCTCCTTTTTGTCTGTTGGAAAATGTTGATAGGTTGCTTAAATCTCCCTCAAAACAAAGAGGACGTGATTTTGGTGTTATTCTAGCTTGCCTTTCGGAACTAGGCTATAGTGCTGAATGGAGAGTAGTTAATGCGGCACAATACGGAGCTGCTCAACGAAGAAGAAGAATATTTATTTTTGCCTACAAAAACGATACAGTATATGGTAAAAAATATTCTAAAGAGACACCGGAAAATATTATAAACAATAATGGTTTTATGGTGAAAGCCTTTCCTATAAATGAAAGTGAAAAAATAACCACAACAACTCTCGATAATAGCATTGTTGATGTGAGTGATAATTTTCAATTTTCTTTTGAAAATGCCGGATATATGCATAAGGGGCAAATATATACAACGAAAGTTAAAGAACTTGAAGAACCCCCTATTACTTTAGGACAAATACTTGAGCAGAATGTCGATGAAAAATACTACATTACTACCGAGAAAATGCCAAAATGGACATATCTTAAAGGGGCAAAAAAAATCCCCCGAAAATCTGCTAATGGTCATGAATATATTTTTTCAGAGGGACCGATTGCCTTTCCTGACCCATGGGATAGACCGGGACGGACTATGTTGACAAGTGAATCAACGCTTAATCGTTCAACCCATGTGGTAACAGACCCGGGAACAGGAAGGCTTCGTATACTTACACCGATAGAAACAGAACGACTTCAAGGATTTGATGATGAATGGACAAATACCGGTATGCCGGATAGAATGAGATATTTTTGCATGGGTAATGCCTTGGTAGTGCCTATGATAACCAGAATGGGAAAAGTTCTTGATACTATTATCGAACAGGAAAAATAGCATAAAATAGTTCAAAAACCAATCCCTAGGGTCTTGTACTTAATGTACAGAACCCTTTGGTGATAGTACAGAGTTTTACAAAAGGAGGACGAACACAATGGAAGGTACGCAATATGTTACAAAAGAAGAAATATTGAAGCGAGCTCAGGAAGTTAAAGGAATTCCGTTACGTGATATTGATACAACAGGGCGCCTTTCAACCGGTAAGGGTGCTATTGGTACCGTAATTGAAGAAAGTTGGTTCGGTTACACTCCTAACTCTGAATCGGAACCGGATTTTCCTGAAGCGGGTGTTGAATTAAAGGTAACGCCGTATATAAGAGGTCGAAATGGAATACGAGCGAAAGAGCGACTGGTTTGCAATATCATCAATTATATGGAAGAATACGATAAAACTTTTCACACAAGTGCGTTTTGGCATAAATGCAACACTATGCTTTTGATGTCATATGAGCATCTATCTGATAAACCCAAGGGTGATTATAAAATTGACGAAGCGGTGTTATTTAGTTTTCCAGAAGAAGACCTTGTCATTATAGAGCGTGATTGGCAGACTATTATGGAGAAAGTCCGTGCCGGAAAAGCTCATGAAATTTCCGAAGGAGATACAATGTATCTCGCAGCCTGTACCAAGGGCGCAAATGCGTCAAGTGTACGTCAACAGCCGTTCTCTACTGTCGTGGCAAAACAAAGAGCTTATTCTTTGAAGTCGTCATATATGACTCAAATTTTGAACAAGTATGTATTTGGAGATGTTGAGTGCGAAAGAGTGATAAAGGCAGTTAATCGCTTACGACATTTCTCATTTGAGGAATGTGTTATAAATAGATTAGTGCCGTTTTATGGAAAAACCGTATCACAACTTCGACATAAATTAAATATAACATCAACTGCAAAAAACGCCAACGAAATCATACTTACTAAAATGTTGGGGGTTGAAGGGAAAATTTCGCAAACCGAAGAGTTCAAAAAAGCAGGTATTATTCCTAAAACTATCAGGGTTCAAAAAAACGGAAAAATAAAAGAAAATATGTCATTCCCTACATTTGATTTTATAGAACTTAGCAAAGAAGATTGTTGGGAAGAATCAGAATTTTATAACTATCTTGCGCCAACAAAGTTTTTGTTTGTTATTTTTCATGAGCAAGATAATGATCAATATATCTTTGAAAAAGCAATGTTTTGGAATATACCGAATGAAGATTTGGAACAAGTGCGTGCTGTATGGGAGCGTACTGTAAAAACCATAAGAAATGGCGTGAGTCTTATACAAACATCTCGTGGTGTAAGCAACAACCTTCCTAAACAAAGTGAAAACCCGGTTGCTCATGTTCGTCCGCATGGAAAGGATAGAAGCGACAGACTTCCACTGCCAGATGGCAGAATGATGACTAAGCAATGTTTTTGGCTTAACAATAGCTATATAGAAAAACAAATTAGACAGTGAGGAGAATACAATATGTCATTAATACCAATGCAAGAACTAAGAAATCGACTTGTTACAGTAATTCCTTCTCAACAACCGTATCAATCAACACTAAATCAAAAACGCGAAAATATTGATAATTTCAATCTTTTACCTAGAGAGAATTTGGAATATGGCAAAACAGAGAATAGAATTTTGTTATATGAAACTATGAGTGGCGAAAAAGTATATATGCAATATCCTGGCTTGGAAAGCACTCGACAGGGTACTAGATGTTTTAAAATGGATGCTAGACCTATTCTTCAAAAATCAGATGGTTCATATTCTGAAGATATGGATTTTAAAAAAATCTGGGATGTGATTGATAGAATAGGTCAAGCACACAATGCCGATATTGATATTTTATCGACCATTTTTCTTAAAATCGCATATATGCTTGATTATCAACATAATAATCGAAAATATATTTGCGAAAAAATTGACATAAAAACAGGAAATATTCTTTCAACCAAAAAAATCAACTTTGTATGGAATTCTTTGAATATTGATGCTGATATAATAGAGACGCTAAACGATAGGTTTGGCGAGTTTGAAGGTATGTCTTTAGAAGGATTTTTGTACTATAATGACCTTTTGGCGCAAAACGAAGATTGCAAATATCATTTTTTGAAAGGTGATAATTGGGATATAAAAACTGGACGTATAAATAATTGTTTATCTCATCTTACCGTTATTTCTCATATTAGGGGGCATATCGGCATATCAAAACTTATCGATAGTTTTCAAAGAACTGGTGTCGCACCTCTTCCGCAAGGGCGGTTTCATGAAGCGTGCGGAAATCTTGTGCAACGTAGATAAAAGTAATTTGATTTCGGATGGAGATGAAATATTTTTATGATAAAAACAGTCGAATTATTCGCTGGTGTTGGCGGTTTTCGATTAGGATTGGAAAGAGCTTCAAATAAATTTCAAACCATATGGGCAAATCAATGGGAACCATCAATGAACGAGCAATATGCCTTTGACTGCTATACAAAGCATTTTGGAAATGATAATAACCATGTTTGTAAAGATGTTTCAAAAGTGAAAGATAGCATCCCAGACCACGATTTGCTTGTTGGCGGTTTCCCATGCCAAGATTATTCCATCATGAAAAAGAATTCTATCGGAATAGACGGCTCCAAAGGTAAACTATGGTGGCAGATTAATGATATCATCAGAGAAAAACGTCCGAAATACATATTATTGGAAAATGTTGATAGACTGGTGTGGTCACCGGCAAAACAATACGGCAGAGATTTTTCTATAATACTGCGTTGCCTGTACGAACTTGGATATGCTGTTGAATGGCGTATCGTTAATGCAGCTGACTACGGACAAGCTCAAAGAAGACGAAGAACTTTTATATTTGCATTTTTTCGAGAAACAGATGTTTATAAAACATATGCCGAAAAATTTTGTACTCGTGGTATAAAAAGTATGCATGAATACATAATGCAGTCAGGGATTTTTGCACAGGCTTTTCCGATAGCTAATCATTCCAAAACATATACGGACAATTGGTTAGATGAAATGATGTATGAAAATGTAGAAGTATTATCCGAACACCAAAAAGTACATTTGTACAATTCCGGTACAATGATGAATGGTAGAATATATTCTGTCGATGTGTTTCCTCGACAAGAACCGTTTGTTCCGTTAGAAAAAGTTTTGGAAAAGAATCCTGTAGATGAACATTTTTTCTTAAAAGATGAAGATAGGCAAAAATGGATTTATTCAAAAGGAGCTAAAAGAGAAAATCGCACACGAAAAGATGGTAGCAAATATCTTTTCACGGAAGGTGCTGTAAAATTTCCGGAAGCTTTGAATATGCCATCGAGAACGATACTTACATCTGAATCCAAAGTAGGACGTACATCCCATGTTGTTAAAGATTTGTATACCGGGAGATTAAGGACACTGACCCCAATCGAGTGCGAAAGACTCAACGGATTTCCTGATAATTGGACAAATACAGGTATGCCGGAAAAAATGAGATATTTTTGCATGGGAAATGCACTGGTCGTGCCGTTAATTACAAGAATTGGAGAACGCATAGTAAATATCATTTGATTATAATATTTACTAAAAGAATGGAGGGAAAATTGTGTCAAAATGTATTCCAGAATTATGGACGTTAAAAGAAATATATCAGTCTCTGTCAAAGGGCTATAACGGAGACAAAAAAATTGTAATTCCTATGTTTCAACGTGGTAAACGCTGGTCTTCCAAACAACAAGAGTCATTTATCGAATCTTTGAAGAAAAACTATCCTATAGGCACTCTTCTTTTCTATAAGACTACAAAAAATGACCAACAAATATATACGCTTATAGATGGATTGCAAAGAGGCACTGCGATTAAGAAATATCTGTCAAATCCTACACATTTCTTTAAAATAGAGCAAATACCCAAAGAAATATTAGAATCTATTTATGAGATTGCTGAAATTTCACAAGAGGAATGTAATGATGTAGACGCAATTATTATAGAGTATGTTCATCAGCTTATATCTTTTGATTCTTTTGAAATTGCGGAACTATTTACAGAACTTGCCGATAAATATCCTGTGGTGGGAACAAAATTAAAACAGTTCACAGCTCTTGTTAAACCGTTATTTCAAAGCATTAAAGACGAGTATAATGATTTGAGTCGTTCGCAAATTCCGGCTATTGTATACTCTGGTGAAGAAGAAACTCTTGCGGATATTTTTACTTTAATGAATTCTCAAGGAACTCCACTCACTGATTATGAAATTTATGCAGCATCCTGGCCTTCTCAGAAATTCCATGTCTCCAATGAGAATATTGTTGAATATGTACTCAAAAAATACGATTGTTTGAATGACGATGGATATGAAGTTCACGGATATGACAGGGATGCGATTCGAAAGAATAAAAATATAAATGCATTTGAATATGTCTTTGGTTTATCCAAATATATTACTGCTAAATATCCAATTCTTGGTTTTCAAACTAACTTATCGGATGACGAAACTAATCCTGTAGCGTTCTTGCTTTTAAACGCATGTTTTAATTCGAACCACAATAGGGTAAAGGATGTGTATAGTTCAATTTTACTGTATAAAGATAAAATAGACATTCTGGAAGATTGTCTTATCAAAGCAATAGAATTTGTAGACAGTGCTATAAATCCCATAATTCGGTTTAAAGGAAATACACGGAATAAGATAAAAATTATGCACTCGCAGTTTCAAATCCTGTCTATGATTTCGTTTGCGTTTCGAGAAATGTTTGATGCTGATCTTGTGGAAAAAGATAGCTGGAAAGATAATTCATCCACGCTCAAACATAACTTTTGGAAATATTATGTATACGATATTCTATCAAAGTTTTGGGCTGAAGGCGGTACTGCCAAAATTCATGCGTGCAACAGTGATAAAAGATATCTTTCACCGCTTACTCAAGGAATGTTTTCAACAGCATTTGATAATCACGTTGAGTATTGCAATAACATTGAGGAAACAAGGAATGTTCGAAATCCAAACGAAAAAGATTATGTTATTTTGAACACAATCTATCTCTCGCTTTTTACGGCTATGGATCAACTTTCTTTGGATGCTTTTGATGTTGAACATATCGCTACCAAGAGCCAAATGAAGGAGTTAATAAAGAAATGTAAAGGGACTGGATTGCCCATCTCTCACATAGCAAATATCTGTTACTTGCCAGAAGGTATAAATCGAACCAAAAGACAACTGAACTTCTATCAAGATACAGGATATTTGGCAAAAGCAAAATGTACATTGCAAGAGATTGAAGAAAAGTATAGTTTTACAGATATACAAATGCTTGAGTGGATGGATTTGGATTATAAAATCGACGATTTCCCTGTATTAAAAGAATACTATTTTAATTATCTTCACGAAAGATGCATGGCAGTAAAAGAAAAGTTTATATCCGCATTAGGCTATGAATGTAATTCTGATAACGAAAAAAGCGTTGAAGAAGAGACTGCGTTTTCTGCCGAAATTTTCACAGATACCTTCTTTAGACTTGAAAGAATAGGTATTGTTGCAAGAAAAACAATAGAGTATCTTTTAAGCAAAGATTTGTTTACGCCAGAAGATTTCGAAAATCTTAAAAGCGTTAATTATTGCAAACAATACCTCGGTTGTGAATATCCTTTATTTGCGTATAATATTAATGACACGACTGATCATAATGGTAAAAAGCGATATTGGTCGCTTCCTGTAACATATGGAAATAAAACGTTATATATCTGTAGTCAGTGGTATGAAAATGACCGTAAACGGTTTGTTCCTTGGGTTAAAGCTCGTTTAAAATGAGTTGTTGCAAGTATATATAAAAACAGAAGATATTAATGGGAAGTTTCCAAAATTCAATTATGCGGTAACAGCATAGTTGTTCCTGTAATTCGTAGGATGGCAGAAAATATTATGAGAGTAATGATTTAAGAAAATTACACACAAAGGCGGTAGGAAGCAACGTGAGAAAAGCTGTAAAACAATTACTTGAATATACCATCGTATATAAATATCAATTACCTTATAACGAAATTGATAAAACAAGCTTGTCTACCGAGCCGGACAAGTGTTTTTGCGTTGCCTCTAATGCTTCTTTGTCCGAACTTATATATAATGGAATTGTTGAATATGCGTTGGGCGAAAAGCATGTGGATCTCGCTAATTTGCAACTGTGTCAGCGAAAAGCAATTGTGTCCAGATTGCGCTTTGAAGATAGTGCTTCGCAAGACACAAAGTTAAAATATGGTTTTTACGGTGAAGTAGTACTGGATTTAATACTTCAACATGCCTTTTCTTCAAGCGTATTATTAGCCAAAGGATATTTCTATAATCCACTTGAAAATTCCGAAACAAAGGGATATGATGCTTATCAGTTCTATTATGATAACAATCGGCTATCATTGTTGTTGGGGGAAGTAAAGTTCTACGCTTCTTTTTCCGCTGCCATCAAGAAGATTCTTGATAATTTAGAAAAAGCGGTAAGTCCTGAATATTTCAGTAAAAACGTTTTAGCTCTTATTAACGAAAAAGGAAACTTTGGTTCTGTACCACAGGAAATTTCCGGAATCATTGAAAAATGGGAATCCAATCCAGACATAAATTTGTATAGTGAAGTTCTCAACAACGGAATAAAATTACATTATCCCATGCTTGTTTTATATGATTCAACAGAGTCAACATTTGATGATGTTATAAAAAACAGCGTAAGCACAATAAACTCCGAATTTGCCAAACGTACAATTAATATTGGAATGGATATAGAATTGTTCTTTATTCTTATGCCTGTTGAAAGTGCAAAAATCATAAAGGAGGGGGTAATTGAATGGATTTCAAAAAACGAGCCGCTACGGTGATTAAGGAGCTTTCTGCATATAAAAATGGAAATGGTCATATTCATCGTTTGATTTCCAATGTATGTGCACTTTTTGATATTGCTTCAAAAGAAAAGTTATACCCCCAAGATTATAGTTTTTTACGTTTTATTGCCTCGGATATTGGCATTCCACAATACTATGACTTGTTATGTGCCAAGAACAATATTTCCGGCATCGAGCTTAGTTTATCGGATGTGTTAGCGGTAACTCAAGATTCAACACTGTGTGTTTCGGAGAATATTTTTTTGCATCGTTATCAAAAGGAAGTATTCGATTGTTTTGTGTTAGGAGTCCAAAACAGATATTTTTTGTCTGCGCCCACCTCTTTTGGAAAGACCTATATTATTTATGAGATTATAAAAAAGATGGCGTATGATAATGTTGTTCTGATTTTCCCGACAATTGCTTTGTTGGGTGAAAACTATTTAAAATTACTTGATTTAAGAAAGAAAAATAGCTTTTGGGCTCAATACAGTGTTCATACACTTTCTGATGAGGAAACTACTAGTACAAAAAATCTATGGATATATACACCGGAAAGGTTTATGTCCTTTATAGATAAGCATCGTACACAACAATTTGATTTTATATTTATCGACGAAATATATAAGATTGATAACCAATACATCATAGATGTTGAAACGATAGGAGAAAATGAAAGAGATATCTCTTTCAGAATAGCACTATTTGATACGTGTTTAAGAGCAAAAGACATTTTACTAGCTGGTCCATATATTACATTCCCCGATAAAAAGCACAATCGTTCTTTAGAGTATTTTTTGTCGGATAATTCGTTTACGGTACTGAATTATAACAATGTTGAAATCGTAAATAAATCCTTTTTGTCTGTCCAAGAGAAAAAAGATTACTCGATTGATGATTTGGTTTTTTCTATCAAAAGTAAAGAAAAAAGAAAGAAGTTACTAACGGTCTTAAAAAGCGTTGATACCAAAAACACAAATACCGAAGAAGGAACGATCGTATACTGTTGTCGAAAACTTGAAGCGGAATCGCTTGCAAAGTATTTGGTGAAAAATATGGAAGTCGATTCGTCTCTCTCACAAGATATGGCAGATTTTATTGACCATCTGTCTGCTGTATTTGGTGATGATTGGATTGTTGTCCAAGCCCTGCGCCATGGCATAGGTATTCACCACGGTCTGGTTCCCAAGTACATACAACGAGAGATTATTTCGCTATTTAACAACGGAGACATTTCGGTGCTGCTGTCCACAACAACCATAACAGAAGGAATCAACACTACCGCCAAAAATGTTATAGTAATGTCGGATATGAAGGGGACCAAAGTTTTAAAACACTTCGATGCTCAAAACATTGCCGGACGCGCAGGTCGATTTAATTTTCATTACTCTGGGCGTGTAATTGCAATCGATAATAATTTTATGTCTATGTTGTTGGAAGATGGTGAATGTTTAACCCATAGAGGGTATGATATCACTAGCCGTAAATCGGATGTAGATTTGGAAATAACGCATAAAGATTATCTGAGTGCGGAAGAAAAACTGCGTAAAGCAGATATCGCGCAGATGGTTGCAGAAAGTGGGTTGCCTGATGAGATTATTAATTCTTTTAAGGCGATTAGCAAAGTAGATAAAATCACTCTATATAAAAAGCTAGAGCAATTAATCTATAGCGAAAAACAAGGAATAGAATATTTTTGCAAGCATCTTTTCAGAGGTGCTTTTGATTGGAATGGCTTTGATATTATATGTCATATTCTGGCGAGTTGTGTTAAAGAAGAAGGGTTGCAATCTATGATGACGCAACAAATCGCAAACGGTCATTGCCTATTAACTCCAAAAGTATATTTCTATCTGAAAGATGGCTTCCTTGGTGTAATCGAAAACGAAAAAACTTATTATAGGAAATCTATCGATAGTGCTATCAGAGATGCATCTAAAATGGTGTTCAATACTTTTAGATACCAGCTATCCAAGTATCTTGGCGTTTTCGACCTTTTGTATCGCTACTATATTTCAACCGAGCAAAATATAGATATTGACCAAGTACTAGGACTCAATATTCTTATTCAGTTGTTGGAATATGGCTCGGTTATAGAGAAAGCTAAAAAAGCCAATGACTATGGTGTGCCGTATTCAATAGTAAGATATTATGAAACCGAAGATTCCAGAGTTGTAGGAACTTTTGACGCTTATGAAGCTAAAGTGTTTGAACGCATTAAGGATATTTTATAAACGTTACTAATATGCGATTATTGATTTATAAGAGAGGATTTACATAGTGCAAATGCTTTTGTTCTGTTTTTTGTTACTGTAGATGATGAAACCGTATATTATTTGCCAATACAAGACTATTTTATTGCCAATCCTGTTTTGTTCGATAAGCTGGAAAATAATTCTCAAACCATCAATGTACATATTCCTTATGACAACATCGTTTGCGAAGAGGATTTTGATTTACAACAGATTGCTAAAAGTGTCTATATTAATGGTCCGTCAAGGAATTTACGAAAAGTTAGTATTGATAGTGAATTTTGAATTATTCACAAATAATTATCTGGACTTTCTACAAATTGTATGGTATAGTGTCATGCTACAAGGAGGTGCAGCACTATGCTACGAATAAAACAAAATCAAGTGAAAAATATACAAACGACCGTATTACCGGGAATGCTCTCGGCGATGCGGTCGTTTTCTTTATGTGAGGAGGGATATAATGAGAAGCTTGCTTGAGGAATTCTGGTTCGGAAATGTATATCCGCAGGAACAGTACACCAACCGACATCCTGACGTGAAGGAATTGCTGCGGTTGATGAATAAAAACCGAACAAAGCTTACCGAAACATTAACGGAAGCGCAAAAGGAGGTGTTACAAAAATACGATGATGCGTGCAGTGAAATGAGCAGTATTATGGAACGAGAGCTATTTGTATACGCATTTCGGCTCGGCGGCAGATTTATGGTGGAAACACTATCCGGAGAGGATGATAAATAAGCGTAAAAAAGAGAACGCCTTTTAAATACCCATTTTACAAATCAATTTAATCATATACGCAATGACCGCCCGGATGTTATTCATCCGAGCGGTCGCTCTTTTTGCCGAAGCGCTTTTCGATGCTGCACTTATGACTACAATATTTTTGTTTTTTGCTGTTGGGAAAAAATTCCTTACCGCAATTTTGACAGCTAATTTTCGGACGTGATGGATTCGGCGGATTCGACCGCCTGATTACCGATTTAACTGTGTTAATCTTAATATTAAACTCTCGAGCAATAGCGGATGGCTTTTTGCGCTTGGCGTATTCTTGAAGGATTCGCTCTTTTGTATTTTTACTCATACGATTTGTTCTTGGAACTATTTTTGTCATTTGATGCTTTATAACACTTCCGTCAATTATGTGAAATTCAAGTAGGTGTTTAGGGTGAACCATAACCCTTTGTATTATGGTTCGCCATATTCGTACTTCGTTTTCATAGCTTATATCATGTCCAGTTACAGTATTCAATATTGTATTTTGAGTCATTTTATTGCTTCCAGTTCGAACCGTATTTAATGCCGAAACACACGCTTTTACAATGCCGGGATTTTCCTTTAAAACAGCAAGAATTATTTCGTGGAATATAGGCTTGAGAAGCTCTTCATATAAATGCGGAGTAGCGCATTTGAAATTATGGTGGTGACGGTTAGCACATTTCCAAACAACATCATTATAGGTGTTAGAGTGAAAAGGTATGCAGGTGAACAGTCCGCCGCAGTCTGAACAATATAGTTTGCCTGCAAAGGTTAGCATAGAATTAAAGGTGTGTTGCTTATCATTAAGCCTTTTTTGCACCTCATCAAAAACATCCTTTGTTATGATGCCGGTATGACTATCCGGAATATAATACATAGGAAGCTCACCATCGTTTCGTTTTGTTTTCTTAGTTCTATAATCTACGCAATAACGCTTTTGCAATAGTGCTGCTCCGTAGTATTTTTCGTTTTGAAGAATACTTTCTACGGTACCGCTGCGCCATTTGTGTTTTCCCGATGGACTTTGAATTTTTGCTTCGGTGAATTTTGTTGCTATGGCGCATGGACAGTAGCCTTCAAAGAAAAGGCGGTATATAGTTTTTATTACAACAGCCTCTTCTTCAACTATTTCAGGATATCCATCAGCACCCTTTTTATATCCGAGAAACTGTTTGCATGGAAGTGAATATTTGCCATCCGCAAAGCGCTTACGTTGTCCCCATTTTATGTTTTCGGAAATAGAGCGTGACTCTTCTTCGGCAAGGCTTGACATAAGTGTTATAAGAAATTCACCCTTACTATCCAAAGTATTAATATCCTCTTTCTCAAAATAAACACCGATATTATTCACCTTGAGCTTGCGAATTACATTAAGAGCATCAACAGTATTTCGGGCAAATCTTGAAAGCGACTTGGTGATAATAAGGTCAATTTTGCCATCAAGTGCATCTGTTATCATTTGATTGAACGCTTCCCGGCGATTGGGCGAGGTACCGGAAATGCCCTCGTCTGCATATATCCCGGCAAATATCCACTCTGAATTATTATTAATTAGCTTTTCAAAATAGTCCTTTTGCGCTTTTACGCTTCCTATCTGCTCATCTGAATCCGTGGAAACACGTGCGTAAGCTGCTACACGTTTTTTGTTGTTTTCACCGGTTAAGAGTGGCATTTTTGCAATTGGACGAACCAACTCTACAATTCGGTCTGCCATGTGTCCACCTCCTCCAAGCAACGTGTATATGGGTTGTACTCATCAAGCAAAATAGCTTTTGCTTGTATGGCTTCTTCGGTTGTTATCAGTTTTTCGTCCAATAATACCTGTAAAATGTATTTGCTGAGTCGATATTTCATCTCTGCAGTAGCTTTTTCCTTTGTCATAGAGAACCTCCTTAAACATGATACTGTAAGTAATTGCTCTAAATAAAGAAAAAGTCAAGTGTTTTTTTAAATTCAGCAAAAAAATTAAAGCAGTATGGAAAATTTGCAATCCATACTGCTTGAGATGCTATTCGTTTCTTGTGTAAAATGTATTCTTGCCTTGACCGTGTCTTTCAATAAAACCTTCTTCAACAAGTGTTTTGAGTGAATTGCCGATGGAGGTTTTTTTGACCGAAGGAACAAGCTCCTCAATATCACTCTTTGTGAACTTACCGATTTTGGATTGGATAGCCTTGCGCACAAGCTCAACAGCCGGAAGCTTTTCATCGAAAATATCGACACGCTCTTCAAATTCACGGTAAGCTGAAAGGATGATTCCAAGAATGTATTTGATAAAATTACCGGGGTCATTCTTTTCTTCGTGCCAACCATAACCTGAACGCTCAAGAACATCATAATATTTTTGCTTGGTTCGTTCAATCTTACTTTCAATGCTGATGTATTTTCCCACTACATAACCACAGCGGTAGAGAAGCAAGGTTGTCAGAAGTCTTGACATTCTGCCGTTGCCGTCATTGAAGGGATGAATACACAAAAAGTCATTAATGAAAATCGGAACCAGCACCAACGGGTCAATGACACATCCGTCAATTGCCCGGTTGAAGCTCTCGCAGATTGCATCAATGGCATCGGGAGTTTCATAAGGCTCAAGTGGCAGAAACCGAACAAGCTGCGTTCCGTCGGGACGTGTTTCGGCAACATAGTTTTGTGTTGTTTTAAATCTGCCACCGATGGATTTATCAGAATACTGATATAGGTCACGATGTAATTGCAAAATATATGATGATTTCAAAGGAATATATTCATAGCTTTCGTGAATTGTATTCAGCACATCACGGTAACCCGTAATTTCTTCCTCATCACGGTTGCGTGGAGTGGTTTTGTCATCACAAAGTTGCTTAATTCTTGTGCTTGTGGTTACGATGCCCTCGATTTTGTTGGATGCTTCGGTGCTTTGTACCTTTGCAATTTCAATCAACTGGTCAAGCACTGCAGCTGCAGGCTTTTGTCTTAAAAACAATTCCTGACGTCCTTTGTATTCATGTATCTGTGCAACGAGTCCAAGAATTTCACTATCCCAGGAGATATTTCGTAAATTATCGTAGTTAAAGGCTCTCATTCAATCAACCACCTTTCTTTGCGACCAATTATATCATAAATTTGGTCGAATGTCAATGCGTTCAGACAAATATTCGACCAATAATGTTTAAATAATGGTCGAATATAAACTTTGTTGGTTGAAAGTTTAATTTATTATATGCGGAAAATAGAAGTATTATTTTGGAGAAAGAGGTTATGTCTACAAAATAGAACAAACCAAAATGTAGTTGATTTTTATGAAAATGTAGACAATGATTTCGGAAAAAAGCTTATGTGCAAATGAGAGAAAAAGGCTCAAATGAATTGTTTTCTGCACTCAATTGTGATATAATTGACACATACAGAATTTTATTTTATAAAATTCTTAAGAGCTAATGCTCTTTTGTGCTCTTTCGAGCACTGTGTCAATTGACGGCGTCGCAAAAATGCCCTTGCAAGCAAGCATTTTTACTCCTGGTAGAATTATATCTTGCATTTAATTGGTACACTTATTCTATAATTATTGTATTGGAGGGATGATGGTGAACCGACCACATATAGTTTGTCATATGGTTATGTCTATCGATGGCAAGGTTACAGGAGATTTTTTA